TCTATTCAAGCATGCACAGAGCGAGAATCCATTCGGTCTAGATCAAATTCTATCAGACAATGAAAACATTGAAACGGTGGTGTGTGACTCATTAACGGCCATTTCATTTAAGGCATTACAGCATTCGGTAGGTAAGGGCATAGGCTCAAGCAACAAAGGTGGAGGCTTTGTGCCAACGATGGAGGCACCGGGACAAGGTGCATACGGCGGTAGAAATGCCATTGTGCTCGAAACGATTACCGGTCTTTTGAGAGTCACGGCCAAGCACAATGTGCATCTCATAATCACGGCACATGAAGACGATCCGACCACCATGGTTCAAGATGGTAAGGAGATCATTAGTTACATCGGCGTTATGCTTGGTGGCAAATTGGTCAACAATGTGACATGGCGACTGTCTGAAATCTGGTACATGTCAATCGATCCTCATGGTGACAAAGAGAGAAGAATTGCGATCAGGCCGACCAGATTACGCAAACCGATGAAGTCACGCATGTTCTCGCAGAGGGAAAAACATGCAGAATTCGTGCTGAAATACGATGCCGATCTGCCTGATAGTGCCAATGGTCAGATGACAATTGCTGGTTGGTCCTATCAATGGGTGGATAGGAATGGTGCTAAAATACCACTTCCGCCACCAAAGGAGACGAAAAATGTCAAATAGAGAAGGCTATGTGGCTGACAGAACCATGCCTTTCTGTCGCGAATGTATGCTTCCGGTAACGGTAAACCATCGCTATCGGATCGTGAAGTATGACTTAAAAGGTGTCACCAAGTACGGTGTGAGTCATACCAACTGTGAGAACCCGACCGCAGGTACGTACAACGTGACAGGCACACAGTTCGAACGCAAGGACGGATTTAAGTACAAGTACATCATACCGCGAGTTGAAAAGGGTAAGGCAGAATAGCAAGAAACACCTGGGACGGCAGGGTAACCTTTAACGCTTGGACTCCGATCCAGTCAAGCAAGGAAGCATATCATGCAAGAAGACGACGAACTCGACGTTATCGAGCTAGGCGAGTCTCTGGCCGATGTAGAGAAACCCCCGGAACTTCCTCCGGGTATCTACATCGGTGAGATTACCGACGTGCAGAAGTTTACCTCTGGTAAAGGTAACCTACTGTACTCGGTCAAGTTCACGATCCCCACGGAGGAAATTCCTGCCGATCTACAGGACCAGTTCGAGGATGGTGCGAACATGTACTGGCAGCGGCAGTTGGTTCCTACTTCCAAGGATCGACGTGCGTTGTATAATCTTCAAAAGTTCATTGCAGCGATTGGGTTGGATACTGCTACAACTACAATCAACCCAAACGACTGGATGGGACAACGCGCTAGGCTACGTGTACGTCTCGGCCGACCTTTCGAAGGTGAGAGGCGAGCCGAAATCTATGCCATTGAGTCGGCCGAAGACGAAGTGGTGGAGACTACTACCTCACGTCGGGCTACGGCTGCGGCTGCGGAAGTTGAGGAAGTCGCACCGCGTCGTGCAGGCCGTCGCGGTACTCGGTAACTGACAAAGTGGCGTGTGGGTTTGACTCACACGCCATTCAAACATAAGGAAACAAACAATGGAAAAAGAACTCCGAGACATGATCTACAACACGCTACTTAAGGTATGGGAAACGGAGGGTCCACCGAATGTCCCTCAGTTAGCAGCACAGTCGATTCTCACCGCGCAGGCCGACGCTCTCATAATAGATGTGCATCGTATATGTTCAAACGAAGATGAATATCATCAGTTCATCAGTTGGTTGAACAACATACGACTGGAATCAGATTTCGACAAAGACGAAGAGGCGTAAGATGGAAAGCGTACTAATCAGACTGGACGAGCACATCGTCAATGGATCGGATCAGCTATTAGTGCGCATCCGTCCACAAGACAAGCGGACAGTCAATCTAGCCGCAAGGGAACTAAACCTTACTGCGTCACAGTTCGTGCGGACCTTAGTGGTTCAAGCCGCACGAACTGTTGTTGCAGAGATAGCCTCGAAGAAGGGATAAACGATGCGAAGACGTTTCCTTCAACGAGTTGTTCGACCTGAGCGCACAGTTCGTATTGTAGCTACATTGGTCGAAGCAGAGCATTTGAAGCCAGGCGATTTGTTCTCAGATCGAGGGCCTGACTATTGGAACATGTCGAAGCTCGCGTTTGGACAGGTGTTCGTCAAGTTTAATGACGACGCTGATGCCGACGTAGGCTTCGAACCCGTTTATAGAATAACAATCGTCCGAGAAGATATATCCAAGGTCGAGAATCGCAATGCGCATTTGATCGAGGCTGAGTTCAGTCCGTTCACACCACCAGGGATTGATTACGCGAGTTGGAGAAACAAGGTCAAGTGGAGAAGGGAGTGAGTATGAGTCACACTGACGACGACCGTTTCGAAGGCAGCAACCATACCGAAGAAGAAAGCACGATCATCCATCCGTCCAGCGAGCAAGAATATGCAGTGGACATGTGTACCGATCTAAAGCAACGCATCGTATCTGTCACAGGTGGAGCGGGTACAGGCAAGACGTTCGTTCTAGGTAAGGTTTATGTGGCGTTGCGAAACGAGAAAGTAGCCCTATGCGCCCCGACTGGACGAGCGGCTAAGCGCATCCAAGAACTAACAGGCATCAAAGCGGTCACAGTCCACAAACTACTTGAGTTCCCAATGCCATCGGACGATCCGGTCATCATCGACACGGACCCCGATGATAGTGACATTATTCATTTTGAGGAACGCAAGCCTAACGAGCCTAGGCGAAACAAGTTCAACCCGTTCGAGGAAAACGTTATCATCGTAGACGAAGCATCGATGGTAGGACCGCAACTCTATCGTCACCTTATGGATGCATTACCTAAGAAAGGCGTGATCCGTTTCTTTGGTGACAACAATCAATTGCTACCTGTAGAAGATGGCGATCCTCCATTCAGAACGTTGCTGCATAGATTTCCGTCAATCGAGTTGACGTATAATTTCCGCAGCGGCGACGCTATTGTGTCGAACGCTTATCGTGTCTTGCGTGGTTTAGTGCCGCGTAACAATGATCATTTCCATGTTGTGTATACTGATCAGCCATTGCTTCAATTGTTTAAGTTAGTCTCAGCGCATCCAGAATTAGGTAGCGACAACAATCAAATCATTATGCCTACACGTAAAGGAAGCGTCGGGACTGGTGTAGTCAACCCAACCATTCAGCTTAGGCTAAACCGACAGAAGGAACTCCTTCGCATACCTCGGTTTGACTCACACGACAAGCCGTTGGTAGTGCGAGCGCATGACAAATTCCTGTGGATCAAGAATGACTACGAACTGCGATTATTCAACGGTGAGATCGGACGCATCACAGAGATCGATCCCGAAGAAGGCACATTATGGCTTAACACAAACGATAGGCAACACATTGAAATCCCTCCAAGAGTACGCACGTATAACGCATACGCACAGGCGATGACGAACTACGATCCAAGGAAACAAATAGAACTTGGCTACGCCATCACAACACACAAAAGCCAGGGTTCAGAATTCGATACGATAGTGTATTGCATCTCACGACGTGCTCCATTTCTGTTAAACAGGAACAACTTCTATACAGCCATCACTCGCGCCAGGAACCAAGTGATAGTTATCTGTGACAGACACGCTATGGGACAATCGTTAAGAAGAGAGAGAAGAGACAAGTGAAAGCAAAGCAAAGGACAAAACGATGACCAAGTACATAGCGTTAACAGGACCGCACAATAGTGGTAAGACAACAGCAGCAACAGCCCTGGGTAACGCATTGATGGCACTAGGTTACACAGTTAAGCATGACAGTTTCTCGTTTCCTGTTCTTGCGTATGCTGAAAACTTACTAGACTATCCTGCGCTCGATCTGGAAATGACCGATCCAATAGAAGCGTTAAGTAACAAATCGCTTCGTGAGTTTATTCAACGCGAACAGCAGCATATGCGTTTCAACTATGGGCCGCGCGTGCTCGGCGTACTATTAAGAGCGCGTATCGAGGGCCATAAACCGCCTATGTATTGTGTCGTTGACGATGGAGTTAATGCTAACGATGTCCTAGGACTAGGCCAATACGTATTAGTTGATGTAGCTAGGAAGAGTGTCGAAAGTGCGTACCCATTCACAATCCCTGGGGCCGATTTCTATGTACGCAACGACGGTTCAGAAGATCGGCTTCGACTTAAAATGCAGCAACTCGCACCAAGGATCATAGAAAGGCTGTCAAATGTTGAGCAGAAATCTAACCCGTGACGAGCTAGAGTCTCAAGTCCGAGCACTTGCCGACACGCAGGGACTTGAAATTCAATGCCTAAGCAGTGGCCCATTGGACGCGAAGGTAGCGTTCATAAGTAAGGGTCCAGGCGAATCAGAGGCACGTCAAGGTATACCGTTCGTTGGTAAGTCAGGCCAATTACTGTGGTCCGTCGTTAAACAATACGGTCTTACTCGCGATACCGTATATGTGACGAATGTCATCAAACGACAAATCGCATTCAGCGACGACGAGAAGTTTAAGATACATCCTGATGAGTTCACCAAGTGGTGTGAGCTAGTCCTATGGGAAGTCGGTCAATTGCCTAACGTCGAAGTTATTGTGCTGTTCGGCGGTGAGGCACTCGAAGCATTTCTATGCGAAAAGGGTATCGACAAATGGCGTGGGTCTGTTATCGATCTGATCCTCCCCAATAACAAACGTGGTAAGGCAATCTGTGCAAACAATCCAGCGGATGCACTGCGTACGCCGAAGGTTGAAGTTACATTCATGATGAATTGCAAGCGGATCGAGCAAGTCCTGACTAACAAGTTCAAGCCGTATAAGGTTGATGGGATTATCAATCCTACGTATCGTGACGCCTTAAACTTCATCAGCGATTTACAACGCAGCGATAATCCTGTGGCACTCGATATCGAAGGGCTCAATGATCAGACAGCTTGTATCGGTCTGTCGAATGATCCGCACCGTGCCATGTGTATCAATTGGCGTGATGACTCAGGCAATCGTTATTCGGTAGGACAAGAGGCTAGCATACTCACAGCGATACAAGACCTGTGTGACTCACACCGGATCGTTGCACAGAATGGTGGGTTTGACTCATACTGGTGTTGGTTACGGGACAGAATTCGTATTAGGATTTGGTTCGATACGTTGCTTGCGCATCATACGCTTTATCCTCAGCTTCCGCATAACTTGGGATATCTCACGTCGCAGTACACAACGCATCCGTTCTACAAAGACGAAGGCGATTACTGGAAGGAAGGCGGTGACATAGACGAGTTCTGGAAGTATAACTGCAAAGATGCAGCGATCACGTATCGTGTCTATGAGCGTGAATACGATGAACTTGAACGGCAAAAGCTCAAGGATTTCTTCTTCGGTCACGTCATGCGAGCACAACCGCATTTAGTCGAGGCCACTGTCCATGGTGTAGCAGTCGATCAAACCGTGAAAGAAGTCATAGCTCGTGAAGTTAATCGATATGTTGCCGAGATGGAAAATGAATTTCATAGGTTAGTCCACGAGGCAACAGAAGATATGGATTACAATCCCAATCCCGCATCATGGCCGCAGATGAAGGAGTTATTCTTTCGTCGGCTAAACCTCCAAGGTAAAGGTACGTCAACCGACAAGACCAATCGTAATCACATTCTGCAGAACGCGCACACGCGACCAATAGAAAAGGAGATGTTAAGTGCGCTCGACGCATGGAAAAAAGAAGACAAGTTCCGGTCAACCTATGCTACGTCGAAGGAGTCGAAAGACGGCAGATTTAGATGCGAATATAAACAGTATGGAGTTAGCAATGCACCAGGTCGGCTGTCTTCTAGCGAGCTTATTAATGGAGAGGGAGGAAATATGCAGAACCAGCCCGTTAGAGCCAGAGGCTTCTTTGTTTCTGATCCGGGCACTGTCCTCATATATTTCGATCTGGCGCAAGCTGAAGCGCAAGTTGTTGGTTTTAGAGCGGACATTATGAAGTGGAAAGAGCAATTCGCACAAG